GCGCTCGGCCTGCCGCCGGTGGCCGGATTGGACACCCCGACGGTGTCGATGCCCGGAGGTTCGGCCGCAATGCAGGGCAACCCAGACGCGGAGGGCGACCTCAATGCTTGAGACCCGTACGACGCAGTTCGAGCGCAACGGAACGAAGCTCGGCGGCTATGCGGCCGTCTACGACGCTCCCAGCCACGTCCTGGCGTTCCCCGGCGTCAACAAGGGCCAGCCGTTCGTGGAGCGCGTGGCGCCGAGCGCCTTCGAGCGCAGCCTGGCGTCGAACGTGCAGCTACTCGTCGGCCACGACCGGCGCGAACTGCTGGCCAACACGAAGAGCGGCCTGCTCCAGCTGCGTTCCGACGAACGCGGCCTGGCATTCGAGGTGGACCTCCCCGACACCCAGCGGGCGCGCGACGTGCGTGCCCTGGTCGATGCGGGCGTCCTCACCGAGATGTCCTTCGGATTCCACGTGCGGAAGGACGCCTGGAAGGGCTCCGAGCGCACGCTCCTGGACGTTGACCTCCGCGAGGTCTCCATTGTCGAAACCGGCGCGTATCCGCAGACGCACGCCGAAGCACGCACCTACAGCCCGGCACTCGTCCGGCTGCGTCTGCGGTTGAGGACACTCCGATGAAGCAGACCGAGATCATTGAGCGCCGCAAGGCCATCGAAACCGAGGTCGAGGCCATCCTGGCCAACGACCAGATCAGCATCGAGCAGGAGGCCCGCGCCACCGAGCTCATGGACGAACTGAAGGACCTGAACGCCAAGCGTTCCGCGGCCGAGCTGCGGGAGCGTTTCGCGGGCCACGCGATCACCACCAAGGCCAAGACCGAGGTGCGCGAGCGCGAGGACGAGAAGCGGGCGCGCCCGGAGTACCGCGACGCCTGGATCAACTGGATGCGCGGCGGCCAGGTCGAGGAGTTCCGCGAGCTCATCACCACGGCCAGCTCGTCGGTCCTGATCCCGAAGCAGGTCGAGGAGACCATCTACAAGTACCTCAACACGGCCAGCATCGCCCGGACCGTCTGCGACTACCGCACGGTGGCCCGCGGCGACGCGACGCTGCGCTACAACGACCTCCAGCCGGGCGGCACGTCGGGCACCCACTACACGAACGCGTGGAGCCCCCAGGACACGGCCACCACGGCCGCGACCGACATCGACCCGACGTTCACCGAGGTGTCCCTCAAGCCGCTCCCCATCCTCCCGAAGACCCAGGTGTCCGAGCAGCTCATCAAGAGCGCCAACTTCGACATCGAGGCCGAGGTCGTGGACAACCTCATGCGCCAGTTCTCCCGCATGACGGAGGCCGGCTACATGACGGGCGTCACGAACGGCCCGAGCAACGCAATGTTCACCGTCCAGGCGTCGGCCACCCAGATCACCACGGCGACCTCCCTTGGCACGGACCGTGCCGCAGCGGTCACCGCCGGTGCCACGGTCGCCAAGCTGATGGACATGCGCTACACGCGCCTCCCAGCGGCGTACTGGGGCTCCTCGGCGTGGATCCTGCCCAAGGACTTCTACGCGGCCGTGGCCGACATCCGCGCAACGACCTCCGGCAGCAACGTGCCGATCTTCGTCCCGAGCTCGGACGCGGGCCTCACGCAGGGCGCCTCGGGCTTCCTGCTCGGCCTGCCGGTGTACGTGACGGACTACCTCCCGTCGCACTCCTCGACGGCCACCACCGGCAAGAACGTCGTGGCGCTGCTGGGCAACTTCTCCGAGGCCTACGCCATCCGCGAATGGGGCGGCATGACCATGCGTCGTGACGACCTCACCGCGGCCAACAGCGCCCGCATCGTGTTCCGCGGGTTCGGATGGGGCAACGCCGCCTTCACCCGCGGCAAGGCCATGGTCCAGCTCCAGGTCACGAACGCCTGATTGGTCATCTCCCCCCAGAGGCTGGGGGCACCCCGTTCGCGGGGTGCCCCCATGCTGAGGAGACAGCATGCCGCTCGACCTTCCCAAGCTCAGGGCATGGGCCCGCAAGCCGCATCAGCACGACGATGCGGCCTTGGCCATGGCATGGGCGTCGGCGGCCGCAGAGCTCGAGCAGCGCACCGGCTGGTGCGTGGATGCGGTGTCCAGGACGCAGTACGTCCCGGAGGAACCAAACAACGACGAGGCCTTGCTGCGCCTCGAACGGCAGCCGGTGAACTCGGTGACCGTGGTGGATTCGAGCGGCGTCACGCAGACGCTCCAGCTCACGACCATCAACGGCATCCAGTACGCCAAGATGGACACCAACAACGTGTCGGCCACCATCACGGTGTCCTACCCGGTGACCATCACCATGAACGTCGGCGGCACGACGCCGTTCAGCGATCTGGTCGAAATGGCGCTGCTCCAGCGCGCCACGGAGCTCGAAGCCAGCCGCGGCGACGATACGGTCGCCTTGGCTGGCGCCTATTGGGACCGGATCTGCAAGATGATCGGAAAGGCCGTGGGCTGATGCCTGGGCACGTTCCAGCCGGGATGCTCCGCATCCCGATGGAAGTGCAGAACCCGACGCCGGGCGTCGATGCCTTTGGCCAGCCAAACGAGACCTGGGCGACCGTCGGCATCGTGCATTGCCACGTCGAGGTCGCCGCCACGAACGAGGTCATGGATGACCGCGGCGTGTCCGTCCGCACGGATTGGCGCATGCTGGCGTCCTGGCACCCGTCGATCTCTGCCCGCAGCCGGTTGATCTGGAGCGACTACGGCACGACCAGGACGTTCAACGTCCGGGCCTGCTGGGACCGCGACCAGCGCCGACGGCGGCTGGAGATCGAGGCCGTGGAGGTGGTGCCGTGAGCAACATTGTCAAGATCAAGGTGGACGATGCCAGGCTTCGGGCCGTGCTGAAAGGCCTTTCGCCGCAGATGAACGAGCGGGTCCGCAAGACGGGCGCCCGCCGCGCCATGACGCCGTTCCTGAAGACGCTGCGGTCCCTTTGGCGCAACGCGGCCTTCCGCGGCAAGCCGACGCACCGGCGCGCCATCGCCTCGGCGACGCGCCTGGACATCCGGCGCAACGGGTCCGGGCCGACGGCACCCCTGAGCCTGCGGATGGGCGTCTACTACGGCCGCAAGGGCGGTGCCAGGGCAGGGCGCCGCCAGCGCGTCTGGCACCTCCTGGAAAATGGGTTCAACCACCACGCCGGAGGCCGCGTCGCTGGCCGCCGGATCAGCACGACCTTCGCCACCTCGAACATCGGGAAGATCGGCGACGCCATCGTCCTGGAAACCCTTGCGGCGGCGAAGTCCGTCCTGAAGGCCTGACATGTCGTTCACCAACGCACTCAAGGCCTGCTACGGCGCGGTGGAATCCGGAAGTTACCCGGTATTCGTCGGCATCCGCCAGGCGACGCAGGCCACGCCATGCATCGTGTTCGAGGTGCAGAGCTGCGAGCTGGTGCAATGCATGAAGTACAGCGGGACGCTTCCTGCGTTCAAGGAACTATGGAACGCGACCATCGAGGTGGCCTGCGTCGCCGACTCGGTTTCCGACGTGGCCGCCATGGTTGACGATGTCTGCACGTACATCATGACCGGCGGCACGTCCAACGGCTTCAGCCTGGTGATGACGGGCTTTACCGTCGCCATGTCAACCGAAACGCCAGATGACGGCCAGCAGGACGCTGAGCGCATCGGCACCATCACGCTCAACCTCCAACTACAGGAAATCTAGCCATGGCACTCATTGCGGGATACGGCGGTACGGTCGCCTTCAGCGGAACCAGCGCAGTCGCCTGCCGTTCCGTCACCATCACCCAGGAGCGCGCCTCCCTCGACGTGACGCAGCTCGGCGACTACATCGAGAAGCGCGCCGCTGGCCGGGCTCGGCAGAGCGGATCGCTGACGCTCTACAGGCAGGACAGCACGGTGGACAACGCCCTGCGGGCGCACATCCTGCCGACCACCTTGGCCAACGCCGTCACCACGACGGCAACGCTGACGTTCACGTACACCGACCAGGGCAGCCAGGCATACGGGTCGTGGAACATCATCATTACCAGCGCCACGCTCACCGATGACGGCACCGGTGCCGCCACGTGGGAGCTGACGTTCGAGCGGGCGTCCTGATGCCCCTAGATCCCTCCAAGGTCGCGCCTGCCGCGCCGAGGACCGTCGAAATCGACGGCCTCGGCACGGTGGTCGTGCGCCGACCGGTCCTGGCCGACCTCCGCGACGCCGCCGCGAACCCCTACTGGTGGACCCGGTGCCTGAGCATGCCGGATGGGTCGCCGCTGTTCGCCGCCGGCGCCGACGTTGGCCAGCTCGACGCGGAGCTGGCCGCAGAGCTGATCGCGGAGGTCAACAGACCGCGCCACCCTTCAGTCGCGCCGAGCGCAGAGCTTGGCGCATCGGAAGCCCCGAGCAGAGGATGACCATGGACATCGGCCTGGCATCGGACATGACATGCGAGGAACGCCAGGAGCACCTCCTGGGCGTCATCGCATGCGCCGTCACAGGCCGGAGGCCGTCCGAGATCATGCCCTGGCTGCTAGGAGACCTCCGTGGCTGACAAAGCGCTCAAGGCAGTCATCTGGGCAGAGTTCGACCCGCGTGGCGTCACGAAGGGCGTCGCAGCCGCGAACACGGAGCTGGCGAAGCTGAACAAGACCGCCGGGCGCACCGCGACGGCTGCGTCCATTACGGCGGCCTTGAACGTGGCCCAGATGGGCATGGACATGCTCCGCACGGTGGTTTCGGCCGTGGACAAGCGGTTCACGGAGCTGAACGACATCACCAAGCGGTACAGCGGTGCAGCAGCTGGTGCGGCGGCGCAGGCCAAAGCGACCGAAGTGGCCGCAAACGTGCGGATCGCCGCCGCCTTGGCGCCAGGATCGGTGCAGGCCACCCAAGCGCAGGAAGCGGCAAAGCTCGGGGAGGCGTCGCGGATGGAACGAAACCAAACCCAAGTCGTGCAAGGCATGGGCGCGATGTCGAGATACATAGCGAACATGGGCACCTACTTGAACGTGCTGACGGAAGGCGCCGGGATGGGCATCTTTGCATACGAGCAGCTGACCCAGGGCAACATCATGGCGGGCGTTCAAAGCCTCGGGGAGGCCATTTCGACCACCGGCAGCGAATTGGTCAATCCGAGCAACTACGCCTACCAGCAGAGCGCTCCTGGCCGCGGCATGCAGACCGAAGACCAGCGCCAGACCGAGTATCTGCGGCAGATCGCCAAGTCCGTCGGAGGAGGCCAGTAATGGGAAACGTCACCATTGCAGAGCGCCCGGACTCGCGCACGTGGAACCTCGGCCAGCCGCAGAGCGAGACCTCTGTCACGTGCCAGTACCTCCTGCGCTGGGTGGCGACTACGGACCCGGACCCGTATCCAGGCGACGGCAGCGTCCTGGCAAACGCGCTGGTGCCCAAGCCGTCCGACCGTCCCCTGTCTGCCCTCCACAACAACGACGCGTGGGTGAAGCTCTTTGTCTGCCGCTCGGTCACGCTGACGCCGGAAAGGTCCATGCCGTACGCGTGGAACGTGACGGCCGTCTACAGCACGATGGAAGTGGGATTCCTGTCGCAGGGTTACATGGCCCGGCAGACCCGAACGGCGGGCACCAGGACCATTGAGCAGTACCGCACCTGGACAACGCTGCCGACGGACGGTTCCCCGACGTACCCGCCATCCGACATGGGCGGCACGAAGGTGGACTGGAACGGCAACCCACGCCAGCGCGAGATCGCCCAGCAGACGATCCAGCTCGAATACACCTGGGACAGGACCACGGCCTCGAGCACGACCGCGACCGACCCATCGTTCGCCACGTTCGTGTCGGCCCAGGGGAAGCGCAACACCGACACCATCTTCGGCTTCGTCAAGGGCAGCCTCCTCTACCGTGGCTGCCAGGCGACGCTGGAGGAGGAACGCTGGCGCCTGGTGCACGTCTGGGTGTTTGATGACATCTACCACCTCCAGCAGCTGCCACTCCCAAACGCCACCGGTGCGCCGATCCTGCTCCCAGGCATCACGGTCGCCGGGCAGCAGATCCTCCAGGCCGACAAGGTGGGCTGGTACCAGCCGTACCCGGACTTCGTGACCTGGAGCAGCATCCTTCCGACCGAGGTCTACAACGAGCTCA